CCCTTTGACAACTGCATCATGCGTTGCTGCCAACTGGGTTGCTGTTGCGAAAGGATCAACACTTAATTTCCCCCGCCCTCTGTATTTGCTGATCGCTTCTTGGGTAATATCCTTGAGCGGGTATAAAGCATCAACATATTTGCTAGCTAGAGTTTCCACAAAGCTAGAAAAATTTAATGCTGCTACTTGTGCCGCGTTGGGTTTCCCAACTATGCCAGCGTAACCACGGTTTAATGCACCTTGCAATGCATAGTCTTTCGATAGCTTTTGCAACTTGGCATAAGCCTTAGCTACTTTGGGGTTTGCATCTAACACATTTGTAGTGAACCACGCATGGGTGGCGGGGGCTATGTCTGCCATGTCGTGAACTCCTTCAAGCAACATACGGGTATATTCTGCAAAACCCTCTGATAGCAGGGTGTTAGCTGGGGCAGCATTGCCATAAAGGGCAGTTCCCAAGTGTGCTAACTCACCGCGCATTGTGTTAGAGATTTTGCGAATCTTAACCCACTTGTCATCCCCAATCGAACCTTCTAAAAATTGGTCTTCAATAGCATGACCGACTTCGTGAAACACGGTTGTTACTCCACCGTTTCGGCGCACACGGATGATACGCGCGGCTAGCCAATAAGAACCATTTGCGTTCTTTCCAACTTTCTTTTTGCCAAAGCGGATAGCAGTAGTGCTACCAATCGCTTTGAGAATATCTATTGCTGCTTTAGTAAGTTCTGGGTGTGCTACAGCTCTACGGACGTTGCCCACGTTTTCCACCTCCAATGTCCATCGGATAGGTTGCGCCCCAATCTTATGACCGTACGCGGCAGGGTTGTCTAGCACTGCACCCGCAAGGAAACTCTCTGTGGTTGCTTCCTGTAGCGTCCGTGGTGCGCCTTTGTAGTCAATCGTGTCGGTAGTAGCCCAACCTTCGGGGTTCATTGACAGTGCCACTTCTGCCGCTTCTGCCGCCCCACTGGTGGTAACAGATTTTTCTCCATTAGTTACTACAATTTTCCCATCTGGGGTAGCTACGAATTTCACGTTCGGTGCTACCCCCATAGGTGCTGGGGTGTCCCCTAGTTTCTTGCTGGTTTTTTGCCCACCAAGTTTAGTTGTGTCCCCTGAATTTTGGGTTCGCCCGTTGGCGGGGGCGGCTTGCTGTGTAGCAACAAATGATTTTCTAATGTCAGCGATTGCACTAGCTAGTTCGGGGGTTTGATCGGGTAGTTGTTCCAACCAATCAATGTAGCTATCTAATTGTTCCTCAGAATCAATTCTCTCCATTTGAGATAAAACCGTTTCCATTGTTTCTTGCACATTGGTATCAGGGTTAGTAAAAACAATGTTGCGAGTATCATCACTAGCTTTGCCCACCCATGCATGGAGGTTTTCTACTGGGGACACATTTACTACGTTTGTAGTAGTTGGTGCGCTTGCCACGTTGGAGCTAGTATTCGGGGCAGCACTTGGGGCATTGATGTTAGAAGAAGTCTCACCCATTACAACAGGGGTGCTAACACCATTAGTGGATGAAGTTTCACCCATCACTGCTGGGTTGCTAGCAATGCTGCTAGATGTGTTTTGGGTGTCCACGTCCTCCCCCATGTTGAAATTTAACACACTGCTCAACCGTGCGATAGATGCGTCTGATTTAGACGAACTACTTGTAGCTATGCTTTCTTGGTCAGCAGGGTTAGAAATTCTGGTGAACCCATGCTCCTTAACAAAACTTTCAACAAAACTCATTTTTTCATCAAGTGCCATTTCACTCATTTGTTCTATGTCCTCTGGGGCAAGACCAAGTGCGGCTAATAATTCGGGGTTAGCTAGGTTGCTATTGAGCGCACGTCTATCCAAATAATTACCTACCGACTTGCCACCCATACCAACCAACACAAGGGGTATCATACCAAATGCAACTTCGGGTGAGTTCATGATCAACTCATTTAATCTGCCATCTTTCCCAAAAAGGTTCACATCAGGCATGTCTTCGTCAATGGCAGCATAGATTTTTTGCGTCACTGGCATCATCCCATCTTGGGCAAACTCAGTCACAGTTTCTAACGCAAGGGTAGAAACAAATTTCCCTATGAAGGACTTTGCTTTGGGCATGTTCTTGAACAGCAACTCAGCTTGAACTTTAGATAGCGCAGTGTAAGCCAATGCTGCAACTTGCGCCCCACTGTTGAGTTTCTCCCAATCGGCTTCGGGTGCTTGTGCGCGTAGGTCAGCTAGGTTACGTTCCGTTTGTGCAGCATACACTAGAGGTAGTGTTAGGTTGCTCATGGACAATGCCATTTCGGGTAGTGAATCTATCGTGTAGTAAGCCCAGTTTTCAGGATTCCATTTGCCCCAAAAATTCTTGGTGGTCTTCACCTTAGCTACTACCTCGCGCCATTGGTTAAGCTGTGTCCCATAAGCGGCAGCAAGTTCCATTTTATCAGTCACCCCAAGTAGGTTTTTTCTTTCTTCTGGTGTTAGCTTGCGCTTCTTAAAATTACCGTCCCCAACGGTGGGCAACCAATCTGCTTCTTGATACTCAGTGGGGGAATACTTGCCCCGCCCCAGTGGGGAAGCACCAGAAAGTTCACGTAGGGTGTCGTATTGATCTCCTTTTTTGTTGGTGTCCCACACCCACACATCTTCATTGCTAGCTAGAAGTTTTCTTGCTTCTTGCATATTGGATTTCACATAGCCAGCATCTATTAAATCTGCAAACCCCTTAGTGGCACGTCCCAAACTATTGCTAAGGCGACCCATGACGGTATCTATGTTTTGCCCATTTGCTTTTGCCGTTTCTGCCATCATGGTAACTGCCATCCCAAAATCATCTTTGCCTAATTTAGCTAGCTCAAGGGATGCTTCTTCAAGGGTAGCAAAGGGTTCATCACCCTCAAACACCATGGGTGTTCCACTGTCACGCGAAATAGTGTTAAATGCTTTTTTAACATAAGGCTTTAGGTGTCCCGCTTGTTTTTCCATCTCAAGCTGTGCCACGTTGTTAGCCTTGCGGATTATCAATCTTTCAGTGTCCGATAGCTTAGAGAACTTTTCCTCAAGTTGGTCTTCAAATTGCTTTTGGGTTTCTTTCTTCATCCCCATGAAGGAAGAAATCGCGTTATTGCTAGCTTCAACTGCGACTTCTTTTTGCCGCTTGTCTTCTGCTAAAACGTGTTGCCCCCAACGTGATACAGCATCGAAAGTTGATTCTTCTTCCCCAGCTTTTATTGCTTCCCGCAGTTGGGGTTCTGCAAACCCAGAGCTAATTTCACGCTCAGAAAAGCCCATGAGTTCCATGGCTTTTCTGTTAGTAAAATCCTCCCGTGGATTGTAATAATTAGCTAAGGTATTTTCCTTCATGATGGTGTATTCTTCAAAATCACCACTGGTTTTTAGCATTGAATCAAATGTTGCATCATCCGCAGAGTGCCATTTCATCATGCCAGAAGCAAGTTTCACAGCGGATTGAGCTTTTTTTCTGGCAGCAATTTCCTCACTATAACCGAAGGGGATATGCCCCGTTTGGTTGACTTTCTTTTTGTATTCAGCTAGCTTTGTTTTTGTGTCCTGTAACTCCTGAACCATCAGGGTTTTATCTTTTTTGACAGGGGCATTTACAATATCGACCACATTTTTGCTGATCTCTGAAATAGTGGTTGACTGCTGAACAACATCTTGTTGGGCAATCTCAGCTTGAGTTTTCTCAAACTTATCAAGCAGTTGGAGGGCAACCCCATCTGCTTCCATTTGGTTTTTGCTTGCAGTAAAATCGTAGCTAAGAACTGAACTTTCATCGGTCATGGGGGTGAGTCTAGCTAACCCACCCCCATAAAGTCAAGAGTGTATTCTTATTGTGGGGGGGGCAGCATCATTGGTGAACCATCAATAGGGTTGGGGAGTATATCAACCCCATTGATGATAGCGTTAGCTTTATCCTCCGCTTCTTTTCGTGCTTTCTCCGCAGCAGTCATCCCGACTTTGCTACTAGGGCTAAGTGTGTCATAGGTGTAGGGTTTCTTTGCTGCTTCTTTTACCCGTGCTAAAACACTTTTTAACACAGTTGGTTGGGATTTAGCAATGTGCATCCTAACATCCTCTACAGAGGGGGTTTTGTCCCCTGCTTGATTCAAAAAACGATCTAGTTCACGTTCCATGGCGGCACGATAAAGATTGCCAAAAACTAACCGATTACCCACTTTAGTAGCTAGTTCTTTTTTCGACCACGTGGATAAACCATATTCATCTACTGCCGATGCTTCACCCGCAGTAGCTATGCCACTCATAGCGGTATAATTATCTTTGATAAGCTCAATTCCGATAGCACGTGGGGTTTCAGTCGCTTTTTTAATTTGCTCTCGTGCTTTCTCTATATCAGTGCTACGCAAGCTAGTTGGGTCAGCGGTATAGAGGAAACTTTTTAATGCCCCTAAACCCTCACGTCCTTCATTAGCTAGAACTATTGATTGTGCATTGTCATGGATTCTACCAAATTCTTCCATGTTGATTTTTCCATCGGCAAAATTTTTCATCCCATTCACAACTGGGTCAATAATTGCATTTTTTTCCTCAAAACTCATGGGTTTCACACCCCTGAAATTAGCTAACACTGCTTTTCGCAAAGCAGGGGAAATGTCGGGGTAATCATTCTCAAGGTCTTTTTCAAGTTCCTGTTCGTTTTTGTAATACCCACTGGCAATGCCATATTGGAGGTTAGCCATAGCGTTCTTCTCACGCCGCACTTTTTCTGATCGGGCTTTATCCATGAGTTCGCCCCGTTGGTTTGGTGAATACTCTGAATCATACTCCCCCGCGCCGAGTTTATCTATTAACCCTTGTGGGTCATCACGCATGATTTGTTCCATCGCGGATTGCTTTTTCTGCCCTTCAATAGCTTGGATTTGAGCAGCACCGTCCAACTGGGTGTAAAGCCCAGTTGCCACACCGTGTTTAATTTTTTCAATCGCACCATCAAAATTTTCAACCCCAACGTCATCTTTGATGTCAAGCTCAAGAAACCCTGTAGCTTGCCGACGGTTTTCTTTCAAAGCATTTGCACTAATGGATAGAAGACTTTGCCCAGAGAACTCTTTGAATTGTTCTTGAACGGTACGAAGCACCACTGGGGGGACAGACATACCGTTCTTTTCACTGAGGGTGCTTTCAAAACTAGCTAACCTTTTTTCCCATTCGGTTGTCCATTGAGCAGGGTCAATTTTGTTAGACATTATTTCCTCATTGAACTTGGCTTGCAGCGTTCTCATTTGCCGCGCACGTTCACGGACATCTGAATCATTGCGGATGTTCTGAGCTTCATCAACAAAGTGTTTGACGGTATCGAGTGCGCCACCCACCGAACTAATCAATGCCCCCACTGCTTGCCCAGTGCGATTAAATGCCCCTTGTGGCATGTCTATCCCTTGGAAGGGGGTTACTACTTGAGTGTATGAAGGTATTCTTGCCATAATTTTAGAATTTTGTTTTTATCCTAGGACACCAAAAGCATCTGACCCGTAGCGATCATAGTCAGATTTTAGATCCGCGGCAAAGCTAGTTACACCTTTGATGCCCGTAGCTAAGTAGCTAGGAAGTTCAGATTTTTTCCGTTGGGTTTCGGAAAACTGACTCATGCGTAGTTGGTCATAGTAGCTAGAAATTTGGTTGAACCCTTGAGTAACTCCTTGATTGATACGATCATCAAGCCGTGATTCAATCTCACCAAAAACGGCAAGCTGTGTGCCTGTTGAATCGAACCCACTTGCTGCGTTGTTGACGCGCACTTGAGATAACTGCCGCTGACGTTCGATAAGTTGCCGTCTTGTATTTTCACTAAGGGTTGCACGTTCGGCATTAGCTTTCTTTTGAAGTAGCTGTTGTTGATATTTCGCTTCTGCTTTACTAGCTACAGATGATGCTTTTTGCGCGTAAAGGGCAGCACCAGTAGAAACCACCGCAGTAGCGGCAGTTATAGCAGTGCCATAAGTGGTTAAAAAAGAAGCGATTGCTGGAACGGCGACCATAGTTTGTAAATAGTTAGATGTTTAGTTAGATATTTGTCCAGTTGCGCGGATAGCTAAAATAGACAATGGAAATGGTTGTGTTTGGCGAATTGTTATTGCCGCTTTTCGTTCCCATGTCGAGTGTATATTTAATTTCACATCCCCAGACGCTAGCGGCATAGGTTCACCATTGGGGATTTGTCCTTGCGGGTTCACCACATTTGTCCAGTTAATCCCGTCTTGAGACACTTGCCCCCCAAGTGAATTACGGAAACGAATGGTTGCTTCTGAGATGTTGCTTTTTCTCCCAATCGTCCCTTGCTCTAGCGGCATGGTTTTGATAGTGGAAGTGTAAGGCAACCCGACAGTGGCGTAAGAAACCTCTTTCGGAAGTGTTAGAGTTCCCGCTGAAACAGTGTAACTGCCAATGGGTTCACCATCTGCAAAAACTTCTACCTCCCTGCCATTCAGGTAATCAAGGTCAGTTAAGGTGTCAGAAGGTGTAACAAACTCAAAATACTTAGACGCATCGAGAAAAACCAACTCATTCACATTGTTGTCTTCTTCTTTCCGCATCATATCTGGGCTAAGAAACTCTATTGCTTGATTGCCATCACGATTCACCACGATGTAAACAAGGTCATTTTCATACCCCCCAACAGCACCTTCATTCCCTTGACAAGTCCCAATAGATGTTATTTCCCCGTCAGTGACCCAGCGTGTCCATCCCACAATGTTTTGTGATCTTTCATAAGTTAGCAAAGCAAGTTCACCTCCCACCACAAGGTAAAGAGTGGCATCGGGAGTTTGATTCGATGCCATTTGAGTTACCCCATTACGTGTGATGTGACTAGCTAGCTGGGTAAGATCAACACTTATGTAGGTGTCTATCCCATACTCGTTACTAGCTAACTCATTTATTTTTCTCCCTGCGTTTTGAAGGAAAAGAACATTATTTTGTAGCGGTAATGCAGAGAACCCTTTTTTTGAGCCATTGCGAACTTGTCTGTTAATTGCATTGCTTTCAGGGGTGACCGACTGCCCCTCTGGGGATGTGATAGACCACACACCAGCAGATGTTCCCACTAATAGTGCTGAGTGTGACACCATCCAGCAGATGTTTTCAAACTCCGAAGCAGAAACCTCAAGGTCTAACCCCCCATCAGCTAGCGTGGTAAATGTAAAATCGTACGGTGCTGCAGTTCTGCTACTCCAGATTTTGTTAGGTTTTAGCCTAGTTCCCCCAAAAAATAAGCGACTTTGGTGAAAAGTCCCACAGTTAGCATAACCGTTACGAGGGTTAAAAGCATCTTCATACCAATCCGTCGTGGGGTTGGTAGATTCAAATTCTTTCTCTGTTGTGACTGTCACCGTGGTAGGGGTTGGGCTAGCTGTAACTAACCCATAACCGTAGTAAGAACTGGCAAATGCCGTTAATGTTAATCGTGAATCCGCTGTTGAAGCAAGGTCTAAAACAATTACTCTGTATAACGCATCAAGCGCAGGGTCTTCTACATCTTTGACAAGAAAATTTTTGTCATTATCTGATATGAGAACTCTAACAGGAGAATAGTTAGCACCTCCATCATAGCTACGTTCAATCGCATAAATGCCGCGCCATACATCGAATGTTTCAAACTCCCATTGGTCATCAACCTCCACGGGGGAAATCAACACTGCTCCTTGCATAAAAAATGCAGGGTATTGGTCTGGGTCATTGTTGCCACTAACATAGTCAGTAGCAAAGTTATAGTTTTGTAGCAGAGTGAAATACTGACGGTTACCTACTGGGGTCACACCCGCATATTTTCCTAAAGTGCGAGAATACCCAGTGGAAAGTGTAACTATCGCCCCTGCCAAGTAGTTACCACCAGAAAGGTTTAGGGCTGAGTAGCCCACTGCGATAAAAGTAGCAGTCTTGACATTTTTTGGTGTCTGTGGTCGAACATGCCCCAAACGGATTCTACTGCCCACCCACGACGAGTCAAAGATACTTTCGGAAGAAGTGACAGTGACAGTGCCAGAAAGGGCAGAAACGGAAAGCTGAGTGCCAAGGGGGGCATCCTCAAGAGTTTGCCAGATGCGTTCTTGCCAATTAAAAGGAACAACTTGCCAAGCAGATAAATTCCCTGCTGCGCTATCATACCGCACTAAATGTGGTTCAACGTCTGGGTGTGTCACAACAACGGTATCACCCCGTTGAGCAAAATGTAGTCCAAATACTTGATCAGAACTCCATGGGGTTACAAAGGTATAAGGATTATCACCAACATCAAGTAAGCACCCCCCTTGATGGAATACCCGCATATTATAGTCACCGAACTCCAAAACGAAATTATCATTGATGAAGTTAAACCCTTGAAGTCTTGAAAGTTTATCTTGGTCAATGGTGGGGTAAGAGTGCAAAAATCCAGCACGTCTTGTCATACCTCCCGCGCGCAGAATACGGACGTTTTCAGCAGTCTCACAACCCATCTGAACTTTCTGTAGGTCGATGCGCCCAAAAAGTTCATCAGATAATTCCCCTGAGTTGAGTGAGATTTTAGTAGTTTCCATATAGGTGTTTTGTGTTAGTCCTCAAAATAATTTGGGTTTCTGCTAGACTGGTATCTAGCTAGCAAGGTGGGACTGCCCCCACGTTGATCATGGTAGTTTTCCCCTGATTGATCTTGCACTGCATCGTAAAATTGAGCGTTCGGAAGTGCAACACGTTCATAGATTTCAAGGAAGTTATTCCCCATGCGAGAGTTGTCAGCTATTGCCCCACACAAGTAGTGAGCAAGCAAGCGACTTACTGCCGCAGTAAAATGAGGTGTCCACGTTGTAGGGTCTTCACTTTTGGAAATGTAGTATAGTCCAAGGTATAATTCGTTAGACCATACATCACGCCCGATAATAGCAAACCCATCTACCTTAGTTGAACCATAGACCGCAGTAGGGGTGGGGTCTTCTATTGTCACACTGGGGATTTCACCAAGGATTAAATCTAAGACGCGCAAGCAATCTACAGGCAATGCATGAATATATTGAAAGTTACCAAATGGGGTTTCATTGACACGTCTAGCTAACGGGGTGGCACGTTTGGCGAATGTCCATCGGTGTGCGGCAAGAACCTCATTTTTAGCTTGCTCATAGAACAAAGCACAATAGCTAGCTAGCGGGTCATTCATTTGTGCTTCTTCATCCAAACGGGTGATTCTACGATCTCCGATGTGGGACAAAGCTAAATTACATACATCTACTGGACTCATGTGGATATTAAATAATAAAGGGTTGGGATAGGCAAGCCAAATCCCAACCCTTTACGGTTATTTTTTAGGGTGTAGGAATTACTCAGCTACAGTGTAGGCGATATTGAAATACAACACTACCGCAGCAGTCATAGCAGCACCAGCGAGGGTAGCTACAAGTGAACGACGTGTGGTGTTTACATAAAACCCTACATTGCTAGCAGTGAGGTGCTTAATTCCCGCAGTAGATACCGCAACGGCAGAGCTAATAGCAGAAGTTTCACCAGTGAACCCGATTGCAAGTGTAGTTGATGCTCCCGCTGTTGCGCCCACGATGGACGAAAGGGCAGGGATAATTGTAGCACCAGCAGGGACTTTTACGATTTCAAAAGTATCAGCAATAGCAGTTCCAGCGGGAACAGTTAGCTTACCTTGAAGAAAACGGATGCCACCCGAAATAAGGGCAGCATCAGCAATAAGACTACCAGCTTTAGCAGCAGCAGTTTCTTGAGCGGTTAGAGTATCAGATTTGAAGTTAGCCATATAATTAGTAAGTTAAAATTTTAATTGGTTGGTTGTGTGCCAAATGGGGGAGGTAATTAAACCTTAGCTACCTCCCCCAAATTAACACGTATGGAGATTATACAGATTCGTCAGCTTTGATAATGACTACACCTTTTTCTTCTTCACGGGTTGCACCCCCAGTGAATTTGAAGCGGATGCGATCACCACCAGTGTCACGGTCTTTCCAAACATCCGTCTCAGCTTTTGCCCAGTCACCGTAGGTAACTTTGGACTTGAGCCACATCGGGATGTCCTGAATGTTGCCAGTCTTACGGCTAGCTAACCCAGTGGTAACCATCAGCTTAACGCCAAAGAAGGATTCCAAAACACCAGTGTCGAAAGGCTTGCCACCAGCGAACGAACGGAAGTCCGAACTTGTGATGACCGACTCTTTCCAGAGGTTGAGAAGCGACTTTGGAGAAGCAGCAAGGCAAAGCATGTCAGCACCCTCAAGCACTGAATCTTGACCCCATGCATCATTGTCCATGAAAATGCGTACTGCTTCCATGATTTTTGCCGAGGTTAGACCAGTGTTTGAACCAGTGAAGTTTACAGCTACCGTTTGGCTTGCACCAAGGGAAACCGTGGTCATAGCTTCCTCCGCGCCGTTACCAACAGTGGCAGTGTCAAGCATACCTGCAAACATGATTTCTTCCATTTTGCGCTCACCCGCTTGCATTAAACGCATTGCGGCTTGCGGCATAGGAACACCAATTTTGTCAAGTTTCCAACCGTCATCTTCGTCAAACTTCACTTTCTTATTGAAAGAACGTGGAAAGAGGAAGCGTCGAGCAGAATCAAGCTCAACGGCAGGGGAGTTTTCGTGACGTGCAGTTTTTTCCTCAAGATTGAGGATACCAATTTGTTCAATAGTTGCATAACGTCCAGCGCAATCAGGCTTGAAGGTTACATAATTTTTGATGACGTTGTGTTTTTTGGAAAGCAGAGCTTTCCACTGTTCACCGTATGAGATACGGGCATGTTCATGTGGAGACATATTATTTGTGATAAGTTGGAGTTAAGATAAACGATTTGTTAGATAATTTTCTTTTTCCGATTTGTCTTGTCACCCATGGTGGGTTCTCACAAGTGAGATTATCCACATGAACCAAAAAGATTCGTTAGAGAAAAATTTATTTAGTGTGCAGAACACACCGAACGGGGGAATAAAATCAGCTATCTAGCTAGATGTCAACAAAAATAATTAACCCCCACCAAAAATTATTTCGGTGGGGGTATTATCCGTGCTGTTGGAAAACCCAGACAAACAACAGCAAGAGTGTTTAGTTACTGCGCTGACTCTAAAATGAGACGGTTGTATTGGTCTTGCGCGGCTTTATGATTTGCATGGGAGTTATCATAAAATGCAGCATTGTGGGGATTCTGAGGGTTGTTCAGAATGTCCTGTGCCTGACTGAGTTTGCTTTCCGCAGATGCCCCTGCTGCCCCCAAACCGATAGCTTTCATAGTTGAGGGTTCAATCTTCTGATGAAGTTTAGCTAGGGAAGTGACCAAGTTGACGTTCTGAATTAAGTCTTCAGCCGAAAGGTTCAAACCCAACATGTCATGCGCGGCTTTTGCATTAGCTATGGTAGTATCATAGTTTTGCGCGCCAACGATCTGTGAGATTTTTCCCTTAGCTTCCTCAACTGCTGCAAAGCGCATATCAGCAAATGTCTTTACTTCATTTGCCGCTTGCTCAATTTGAAAAGCAATGAACTTGTTAGTGATCTCTGGTGAGATTTTATTCTCTAACGCATACTTAGCTACTTGAGCAACAAGGTTATCAGGGACAACAACACCTTCTGGTAGGGCATCTGGTAGTTTGATTGCTGCTTTGTATGCTGCTTCATCCGCTGGTAGTGTGGCAACCCCCGCTTCTTGTAGCTTTTTAGCTAGGTCAGCACGTTCTTGGTTGAGACGTGTAATAGTAGCAGTTCCCTCCTTCACCGACTTGAAGACATCAGGGAGGTTTGTGAAGTTCAGACCCTTAGCATGTTCGCCCAAGTGGTCTTGATACCCTTGAGCAAAAGTCAAATCTGCGTTCACATACTGAGAGAAAGGAATTTCATTTCCCCCCGCCGCTGGTGCTGGTGCTGCCGCGCCCCCTGCTGGGGGTGTTACCGCTGGTGCTGGTGCTGCCGCGCCCCCTGCTGGGGGTTCAACAATAGCTTGATTAAATAACATCTGGTTTCGTTTCATATACTATAATTGTAGTAGTTTGTTGTTGGTTAGTTTAGCTCAAGTCAACACCACGATTTTTGTAGCGTTTGACAAAGATTTCTTTGGGCATATTTTGTCTTGCCCATTCGATAAAAGCAGGGGTCAGGTCACCCAAGTTGGGGTCTTGCAGTGGTGCTTTAGAGAGATCAATTTTATCAGAGAACCGTTCGGGTTCTTTCTCCCGTGACGGAGTTTTGTTTTGTTTGGCGATAGTGTCACGCAATGTAGCAATCTCCATTTGGAGGGATTTAATTAAGTTCTTTAGCTGGGCTACTGACAACTCTGGTGGGGGCGCATCATCAGTCTTCTCAACTGGGGGCGCATCATCAGTCTTCTCAACTGGGGGCGCATCATCAGTCTTATCCTCTGGCACATTGTCTAAATTTTTAACCACGCGAGTCACATGGTTTTGATATTTTTTGTAGTCATCCTTTACCCAAGTGAGACTTTCCTCCACTGGGTCATAGGTAGCTACATGATCTTCACCACGGGAAATTTCAAACTTCCCACCGACATTTTTTGCTGCGTAATTACTCATATTATTCTCTGGATTAAAAAATTGTTAGATAGCTAAAAGCCAATCAATGATTTCTTTTTGTGCATCTCGACGTGCTGCCATTATACAGCAGTTCGCATGGGGAAAGTTAGCTAATTCCTCTACACGGAAAGATGGTTTGTTGTAGTCCCAAGTCTCCTTGAGAACCTCAACTGCATCATGGCGAATCTCTACAACGGTTGAAAATAATCTGCGAACCCGTTCACGTTTTGCGCGTTGGTTCTGTCTTTCTTTTTCCTCTGGTGTTAGGTTGTCATCACTCATAATGCTGTCTGGTTACATTTGTGGTTGTTGAGACATTGCTTGCTCTGTCATCTTGCTTTGAATAGCTGGGCTAAACTTTGCTGCGGTTTCTGCCATCTGGGTAGCTTGTTGTTGCTGCATCGCTTGTTGCTGCGCTTCAATCCGTTTGGTTATGATCTCAGCTACATCTTGCTCCGAACGCATGAATGGTGCTTTGAATCCAAATGCGCGGCACAACTCTCTGGCATGAACCGCAAGATCAAATTCATCAAGGATGTCAGGGTTGTATTGTGCAATCTTCTCAAGGCGGGTGAGGAACATATCACTGTTCTCCACTGCTTTGCGCTGTAGCACACGGGAAAGATTTGTTTGGAAAGTAACTTCTGGGTCAGGGATGTCCCACCCGTCCGAAGATGCTTTAGCTAGCTGGGGCGGAATGGGGGGAAATACCCCTGCGCGGAGACAGATACCAAAAAGCCTACGTGCCAAAATGGGTTTCATGTCAGATTCAAACCGTGCGTTGACACCTACGAAAAGCATCTCTGATTGATCACGGATGGCGCGAACTTCTTCTGCCGTCATCTCCTTCTCAACCCTAGCTAGGTCTGCCCATAGCCCATGGTAAAATAATTTGCGAATCTGGGATTGTTTGTCAGCTATGCGGTCTTTACCGAGAGGGTAGTTGCCCCCTGTTAGCCACTCGCGCACACCAACCCCACCAGAACCCGACATGCCCCCTGCACGAACCAGAGTCTTCTGCCCTGCGCGCATGTCAATCTCACCCACCATACCCGCTTCTGCGATGACACGGGGGTTGATTTGAATGTCTAACAGAACGTCCAGTTGTTCTTGGAGGAAATTAACTTGTGCTGCTGCTGGCATCGCTTTGTAAGCAGGGGAAATGCCCCACTTAGAACCATCCATGCCCGATTGGAAGCGGGACACAACTGCACAAAACTCATGCTGCCCACCTTCATTGATGACGTTTCTATCCTCAACGCAGATGTAGAACTCAGCGTAGGGCATGTTAGTGTTCTCCATCTTGGTTTTGTCCCGCTCAACGCGAGGTTTTACTACGTGCCAGATGGTAAATTTTTGTGTGTGGCGTTTGGTCTGATCAGCATACGCATTGAGAACCTTAGCACCAAACGCTGCATCAGGAAACTCACGCATAAGCTGGGCAGCAGTAGCTTCAAACTTACGTCGAATTTCATCTGCTCTGCCGTCAAGGTCTTCTTCAAAAGTGTAAGTGCCAACGTGGGCATATTTGAATCGAAAAGGTGCATACTTGTTGCCTGTCTCGTATGCCATAAACATGCCCGTGCCAACTGTCGCGCGCTCAGTGTTGAGATCGGACTGCACAATCTGAAAGTTTGATTGGTTCAGTAGGTGAAGCACCCGTGCAGAACACTCTGCATACCACTCAACTACTTGTTCATCATTGGTAAAGTCATAAGTAGGTTTATAGGCTAGCCACTGCTCACCAGCGGGGGTAAGCTGGGCAGTCATCATGTTAGCTAGACCCTCTGCACTCTCAACGATGGTAGTGTCATGGATGCGGTCATAGTCCTGTGTAGGTGAACCCCCCCGTTGCCGTGTGATGTATGCATCTTTCGGGACGCACACATCTTTGATCGACTGCCACCATGAGTCCATAGCGGAACGCTCAGACTCCCCTGTTTGGCATAGTAGTAGCTCAGTTGTTACGTCGATTGGCATAGGATTGTTGATGGGGAAAAATTATTTGTTAGCTAGAGTTACCCAAGTATTTGATCACCTACGGCAAGGGTCGTGCTGGATGCACCCGAACCACGGTAGCTGGAATAGAAACTGTTTTTGCGTCTGCGCTCAAGCTCTGCTTGCTTCTTAGCTATTGCATCCACCTCAACAACTTGGGTAGATGGTGGTGTCTTTGGTGTCTTTGGTGCGGATGACATAGATTTGTTCTTTTATTTGTTGGAAATTGTGAACTTTAATGGGGTTTCTCCCGTTGCGTTGCCAAATTAGCTTGGGTAGTGGGGGTAACGCAAGCTCAAAAATTTTTTTTATGTCCCCTGCCGCGAAGATGACGTGCCATGCATCTTTTTTACGGGCAAACTGCCACAATGGTAAGTCCTTCTCCCACTCGATGTCAGCTAATGCGTTAAGGGCATCTATGTGGGTGCTTGAGTCCACTGGTCTAGCTAGCAAACAGTAGTCCACATCGCAATGGAACACCCCCCAACGGGAGCAAGCATCAATGTATGCCCATAACCATTGGCTCAACCCCCCTGCATCCATCATCATCAACATGGTGGAGAATGGTGTATCACCCTTTAACGCTTTCAACGTGCTTACTTCCTCCATTTCAACCCCCCTGCTAGTCGTGATTTAGTCGGTTCTTCATCTTCATCAGCATAGTTGCCCCCAAAGCT